AACATAATAATTTTTTTATTTTTAAATAGGTCGTCTGTAGTTTTATCTACCCATGAACCACCTATGAATGTGCAACCACCTTTTTCATCGGTATCACCCACTCTAAATTTAAATATGTTTTCGTATAATCTACTCACTTAATACTCCTACAATCCATAGTGTTGCGAACACTACTAACATTATTTCGCCTCCAGTCATATTATATCCTTTCTATATTGGCAGCTTTGCTGTTTTTTCTTTTAACATATTTAACCCTTGAGCTTCATATGCTATCTTTTCTTTAAGATTCTTATTAATCATAGACTTTGTTGTTGATGGATCTATATGGTTTTCTGTGCAATATAAAACTATAGCGTCTATGTAACTAACTCTTTTTTTTCTTACTATATCTTCAACGATTATAGCAAACTTATTTGGTGTAATTATGCTCATGTGTAATGTAAATAACTTCCTACCATGTATTTTGGTTTATCAACTGGTTTCATACCTGCATGAACCCAAGGCCATAAAGGTGGAAACATTAATAGAGAACCTTGCTTACATGGTGACGCTAGGCCTAGTTGAGGAAAATTAGTTTCGCCTCTTTCATTATCTTCTAGGTATATAAAAAATACTAGAAATCTTTTAGCAGACTCTACATTCATAGAATCTACATGAGGTGCAAATTCATCCTTATCGTTTGCTAAATATCTTTTTAATCTTATTTGTTCAAAGGCATATTGTTGAGGCCATTGTGTTTGATGTATAGCACAATCTTTTCTATACTTATTTACATATTTACTATAAAGATTAGATAGTTGTGCTACATCTTCTTGATATTCTAAATGTTGATTAAAATTAATTTGTGTAAATGACATAGGTCCTTGGTCATGTTCTTCATGATGTTCTTTGTTCTTTTCAAACCTATGAATTAAATCATTACAATAACTAGGGTCTAAAACATCTTTGTATATTTGTATATAATTGTTCATTGTCTATATTATACTACAATTTTCGAAGTTTGTCAAGGTCTGACTGCCTTATTTTTGGGTCGTAAATTTCTTTTGCTGTTTCACTACCAGACATATAACCAATACCATAAGCACAAGCCATCAGTATTCCTACTGGTAATAATATTTCAAATACTTCTAACATAATAATCTCCTTTTGTTTGGTGCCAGTTTCTGTTGCGAGGTACTGGCAAACCCCTAACGACCTAGGCCGCTAATGCATACTCATTAAAGTTTGCGTTTATATAAATTTAAAGTCTTCCGACTACCCTCTCCAGTACGATTTCTAATAGCTGTCAATCCTATTTCGCCCCCTTATCGGTCTATCTAGAATTGGTGGAGGCGCTGGGTACTGCCCCCAGGTCCATACTATTTACTCTCATTACCTTCACAGAGAATTTCCTACAATGATTTTGTTTCCATCATCATCAAAAAATGTCCAGTTTGACCCATAACCTAAAATACAAGTAAGGCTTTCACCATTAGGTCCTAAGTTTGGTATTGTCATAAAAAAAGTACCTGTATTTCTTTCACTACTATGACCAAAAGATAAAATACCTAATAAATCAGTAAAAGGTTGTCCTCCTTGTCTAACTTCACCCACTAATATTTGAGATTCTAACATGAGCTCTGCTGAAGTTTTAAACATAAATTTTGTATCACCACAATAAACAGGTATTTGTTGTACTGTTAATTTATTTAAATCGTATTGTTTTGGTTGTTCTAGTTCTGGGTCAATATTTGGTGTTGGTGTGTTTGCAAGTAAACCACCTGCTTGTGCAAAATTCAAAACAGAAAATAATATATAAAAGAATAATGTAATCGCACTAATGCCAATAATATTTTTAAGTGTTTGTTTCATTGTTTTCTTTAAACTCCTTTATAGCTGTTTTTAATAAAGGTAAATAATCGTCTTTTGACTTTGTAAATGTTTGTATGCCACCATCTTCGGTTACTACAAGAATTACAACTCTATCTATTGGTTGGTCAAATCGTTCTTCATACATTTCACAGTAGGCAGAACCTTGAATGAAATAGTTTTCTATCCATTCTTCCTTCTTCTCTTTAGTAGAGGTTTTAAAATCTATTACAGATAATACACCTTTGTAATCAGCGATACAATCAACACGACCTGCAACACCATAATAGTCGCTGTATAAGCCGCCTTCTTGTATTCTAATATTATTTATATTATCTAGTTCAGGTTTGAGTAAAGTAAATAGTGCTGTAGGCAAAACATCTTGATTAGATAGTTCTATATTATTTAAGTAATCTTCAACTAATTGGTGTACAGCAGTTCCTCTTTTAGCTGCACTTCTCATTATTTGATTTGCAACATCATTACCTACTGATTGACGCCATCTAACTAAACCTTCATTATTTCTACCTGATAAAACTGTTGTAATTGAAGGATACTTTTTACCTTCTGGTGTAACATAAAAGCGTTTACCTTTTATAGTTTCGGTATGTATATCTGGTAATTGAGTTGTTAATGGGACATGACTAAAAGATTTCATGTCGTAATTGTCCTTTAGAAAGGCGTTCATCTTATTCATAATAATTCCTGTTTAATTAACTTAGACTTATATTATAACAGGTTTTCTAGATAATGTCAAGCGCTAATTTGGTAGTTTCCTCAACTCGTCTAGTCCAACCTCTACCAAAAGTAGCAAAAGTAGATAATTGTTCATAATACTTTTGTCTCATTTCTTGGTACTTTTTCACAGTTTCGTGTTCGCCATTTTCTCTTACATATTCTTCAACTTTTGCCAGAGTATTAGGACCAATACCGCCATCAACTGTAGTACCAATCATTTGTTGTAAGAACTTAGCAGCACGACCTGGTCCTGCATTTACACCAAAGTCAAATACACATAGGTCTAGACCACCAGGTAAATCGTCACCTTTTATTTTATCCCAATAACCTTTTTTGTATATTGGTGCTACATCTTCGACTAATAAGTCTTTCATATCTTTAGTGCCACCATGTTCTTGATAAACTCTTTTTGTAACACCTAGATTTGTTTCACCACCTGGGTCTTTAGGGTGATTTACATAACCACCTTCGTGATGTAAGATTGTTTTCAAACATTTGTCATAATTACTTTTCATTATTTTCCCCTTGTAATTGCTATTATTTTTTTAACTTGAGCTTCAATAACTTGAGCTCTGTTAGGCCAATGTATGTATGCCTCTGGTGATTTTGCTAATTTGATTAATAATGGTATGATAAGTTTTTCTAATTGAGCATATTTTTCTTTTTGTTCTTTACCCAAATTATCTTTTCTTAAATCATACTCATCATCCATTTGCTTTTTAGCAATATCTAATTCAGTTTGATTCTTTTCGTTTACTGCTGTTTTAGTAGAACCGACTAGAGATAATAGTTTATCTAGTTTGTTATCTAATTTACTTACGATATCGCTTGACACCGCCTTAGCAGTACTATCTGCTGTTTGTTTTACTACTGTTTCTGTTTGTTTAGATTGTTCCTCTGAAGGTTTCTCTTTGACCGAGGTAAAACCCCAATCACCATCACCCTCAAAGCCATCTAAAAAATCAAAGTCTGCCATATATATTTCCTTTAGTTGGTGTAGCTACACACTCATTTGATACATTATCGGATTGACTACTCAGCTTCTTGACCATCGCCTGGCGTGCTGTAGTTTCTCGATAGTATCATTTATATTTATCTTCCTCCGCCTTTAGACTTACGGTCTCTATGCTTTTTCATCACTTTTTCTATTTGCGATTGCTTCACAGTTTTCTTACCGTATCGTTCAGCAAGTGGACTATTAGGATGAGCTTCTGCCGCCTTTGACATTACCTCTTTCCAACCACCGTCTGTTTTACTATCAATACTACCAACACTCGATACTATATTCATTTGTGTTGGTGGTAATAATTTTACATTTTTGTTTCTTTTGAGTTTTTCCATTTCTGCAATAGACATGAAATCCTCATAAACTATACCTGTTTTTAAATTCTGAAATCTATATGTTGGCATTTTCTCGCTGTCTCCATTCTTTTCTCATTTGTATATATTTAGGGTCATTTGTAACACGGCTTCTTGCCTGATAAAATACCTTAGCAGATTTTGCTTTAGGACTAGTTGCCCAATCTTTTTCTTGTGGTCTTATCTTACCACTATCATCATACTTTTTACCACTCTTATGATTTGCATATCTTCTTGCTCTAGTGAAACCCATTTCTAAAAACTTTCTTGCCATATCCATACCTACAAAATCTTCTTGGTCTTTGTATTGATGATATAGATGAAGTATTCTCATAGCCGACATAGCAGCGTCATACGGTGTCTTAAATCGCCAATACTGACATATATCATTCGTGTATGGTCTTATTAACAACACACCTTGCTCACCACGACCTATACGATATCTTGTATCATTTGGTGTAAATAATAAATTTTTGTAATCTAAATTATAATCAAACTCTATCATGCTCTCTAACTTTTATCAAAATATATAGTGCTATAATTGTAACAGGTATACCTAGAAAAAATAATCCTATCATTTTGCCTTGCCTTTTTTACCAGTTCTATGGTCGACTTTACCTTTTCGTTTTGCTTCGTGTTTTACTTTTCGTTTCTTTCTGCGTTCTTCCGTAATACTTTTAATTGCGTCTATGAATTTATAAACTTTCATTCGTGTTCGCCACCAGGGTCATTGTTAGGTAATTTTACTTTATATGGATTACCATTATTATCTCTATACATAACATAATCTCTTGCTCTGCCATGTGAATGATAGCCTTCTTTAAATCTATAAGTTCTTTCACTTGCTGTAAAAGTAATTACGGTAACAACAATTGCAAGTATTAAAACAAAATGACCTACAACCGTTATACCAAAGACATACCATGATGAAAAGAATAATGAAAAGGTTATACACCACATCCATGCTAGTATCTGTAAT